CCCTGTGTCATCCCCAGAACCAGAAAGAAAGAGGAACCCTTTGTTCTTGGGGAACTCATCAAATACGAATTTGGTGAATCCTGTTAAGGAATCCAGAAACTGTTCGATGTCTCTTTGTTCGCCATCGAAAGGAAAGTTGTTGATGATTTCATTGAAGGCAAGATGAACATTGACCTGAGCTGACTGAAAGAATGTATGGTTCTCGAATCTACTGTAATCAATACCAATTTGTTGTGTCGATCGTAAGCCAACTCCAGGAGGATCATATCGAAACGAAGAGGTCGTCCCTATGTGTCTTTGGGAAACCTCATCAAAATTTAAGAATCCTACAGGAGTCGATATGTCGGTCTCTGCCCGAACGACTGATGGAACAAACAGACCAGGATTGTTAAATTTGCGTCTGTTCTCATTGCTCATGTGTTCACTCTAAAGGACGCGCGCACTTTGGAAAAGTCGTAGGTTCGCGTTGATCCCATATCGTCGATTTGTAATTCTATGGAATACACAAGTCCTGGTTCCAGATCTGACATGAATAGATCAAAGAACATTCCGTCTGAATCTGTAGATAAGCGCGTGCTGCTCGTGTCTTTGTCAAACGGTATAACGATTCTCTTGCTGTTAATGTCGCGTATCTGATAGTAGAGATTTCTATGGATTTCGCTTTTTCGTTCCAGTGGAAGCTTGGAGGATATGATACGCTCTAGTGGATTTTGTACATAAATGCGGAACCGCACTCTTTCTGTACTTTGATATTCCCCACGATTGTTGGTGACAGCAATGATTCGATCATCAGAGACTCCGTCAAAGGCAGTACGAGGGATATTGTTGATCACCAGACTACCCGTGAAATATCCAACAGTTCCGTCTAGGGACTGCCAAATCTCAGTAAACGTGGCAGACCCTGCTGCACGAGATTCGTTCAATAGAGAACCAGTCTCGTCTGCTGCGATGGCGAACGATGCAGAGTAAACTCCTATGACAAAATTGCTACCGACCTGATGTTGAGAACCTGTGATAATCTTTTCGAAGAATGTGCTTCCTGAACCAGAAACGAGTCTCACGATAATAGAATCCGCGCCCGTGATTTCTGTCGAGTTGAATATGATGTTTGCTGGCTGGCCGAAATGAAAATTGTTGAAGAACAGCGATCCAGACAATCCGAAGAACATATTGCGATGGTCGTCTTGGATCGAGTCATCAAATTGAACATCAAGGTGCGGACGAATGAGGGGATCGGTCGCATGGCGAGCACCAAAGCGTTTCACAAACCGACTTTTTTCATCAGTTTCTTGCGTGCCACTAAAGGAGACTCTAAACCCGTGGTCAGGAATCAGCCCAGCCAATGTTGCCGACACCACAGTCGTAACATCGATTGCCAGATCTTCTTCTCCGCTCTCAAAAAGTTGGGTGCTAAACAGATCCTCCACACCAGAACCAACATTGCCGCTTGAAATGATGTCAATGTCTGCTGATCCCAAGAGGCCTTGGGCATTGGCTCCTGTAACAAACCATGGAATGGGAGAGCCTGCAGACACAGAGGCGGTGATGAAGTTCGCAGCATCCAAGTCTCTGAATTGGCTGATGTCTCTCCCTACGCCCTCATCAAAAGACTGTGACAAAGGAAAGGCGGCAACAGTAAAGTTGGATGGCAAAGTTTGGCCGCCGAAGACATCTACCAAATTCAGTGTGGCTTTGAAAGAAGGAGAGTCAATGTTTAAGATGCTTCCTGTAAGAGCGCGCAGAGGATCCAAATCAAAGTGAACCAGAATACGAGTCAGCTCGATGGTGCCTGTAGAATCGGACAGGGAAGTTTCATCAAAAAGCTTGAAGAGGTCTAGCGTTCCTGCTTGGCCTACGTTGGCATCTGTGACCCTTTGGTTCGATACCACTCGATTCGTGATGTACGTGTCTTTGTCTGCCTGAAGTCTTCGTCGCATTACACAGCCTGTCCTTGGATGTCAAAGTTTTGAAATCGTACTTCGAAGATGCCTCCTGGCGGAGGAAAGACCATGTTATTGAATGTACTGGCAGAGATGTCCAAAGTTTGGTCACTGTACTGCCGACCATTCTCAAATCCAACAAAGTTGTTCACCTGCAATTCAACGACTGACAGGACTCCTGGGTTGTTGAAAATGATGTTTCTTACGTCTGAAAGCAGGATGGGTTGATCGATTTGGAAGTTGTCTATGGAGAAGAATTCCTGCAAACGAGCAATGATATTTTGGATCACCAGACTTTTGTTCGCATTTGTCTCCACTGCGATTCTAAATTCTAGGCCAATGTTGATGACTCTTGCATCAAGAATATCAATGGCATCTGAGATCATTCTGAATTGATTGAGGTATGTAATCAGGTTTTCTTTCAGTGAGTCTGGAGAGACAATCAGGTTTCCCGCAGAATCCCTACTCACAATGAACAGCTGTGCTGCGAGAGGATTGGTGGGGTTCGAACGGACTCCTGCTCGGAATACGCGACCAAAGTTGCTCGGCATCGTATAGGTGCGAGCCAACAAGTCTTCTCTGGTAACAATTCTGGCCTGTGCATTCCTGGCAGAAGGGACCTTTCTTTTTAGCTCATCGATTGTGGGAGCATTCTCTCCTCCACTCGCAGGAGATTTGTTGCTTACGTCTGCGCTTGCACGCACCTGTTGTGCCAAAGAGGGCGAAGGGCTGCTTGGGAATGTCATCAAAAGACGGCTGATGGTTCTGATCGTGCCAGCAGCTACGTTGTGGGAAAGTCCACCACCAAATCGGTACTGAATCGTAAGTGTAGTATTCTGTGGTGCTACACCAAGAGTTCGTGTCTTCAATAGGCTGTTGGGATCAATGGTAAAGGTCGTGAAAGTTTTCTTTCCAAAAAGAGGAATCGCAAACTCACTGGGATCTGGGATGATATCGTTATCCAAGCTCTCAGCTGATCCACCGCCAAAAGTCAGCTTGGTCAATCGTGTGCTCAAATTCATGCGACGTATGAATCTGTGAGGAGCAGGGAGAATTTCAAGGGAGCGATCTACCAAGTCGTTGTCTGATCGACGATTGGGGATACTTTTGAAAACAGTGTCTTGCGTGAGAGCATCCACTTCGAAGTATTCGTTGGCATCCGCATCGCGGACGCTAATGATTTCGGTGATATCTTCACTCCCCAATGTGATCTCGCGAAATGGCACAAATGTTGACGGAACAACCTTGCTTTCTGTTCTTGTGAAACCCGAAACACTTGAGTCTTCAAGAGACATAATAAACGTGGCAGGAGACCCGTCTGAATTTACAGAACCAACAGAAATGTTCGCGATGAAATTTCCTGCATCGTCCAATTCTGCATAGTCTAGATCTTCCGTGAGTTCGAATAGCGTTCCGTTATTCGCAGTGGAGATAGAGCCCTGAAGAATTTTGGGAACAGCCGAAGGTTCGGGTTCGAAAACGGTGCCCACCTTTCTTGTGGGAACTTCAATAAAATATTCTGTGCCCACTACAGCGGGAGAGTTTCCCGTGATCTCCACGCCCGCTGTCCGAATCAGATTCTCGATATTCCTATCTTCAACGGCGCTGTCCACAAACATTTCGCCGAATTGATGGTCGAGATAGAAAGACATGACGTCTCCGACATATCCCGCCAGATCCAAGAGTGCTCCTCCCAAGGATGCTTCGGAGAAGTCTTTGATGCGATCGGGATAGAACGCCCTGGTGTATTGCACCAAGTCAGATCGAAGAGAATCAAAGTCTTTATTTAAGAAATTTCTTTGACGAACAGGTATAATCTTTTTTTTGGTATTGATGACCATAATGGGCTACTACTACTAGAGTTTAAATATCGTAAATTGGTAATTTATGCCGCTACAAAGAAATTGATCTCCAAAGCATCGTTCTTGTGATTTATGGCGGGGATGTCATAGGTGATTCTAAGACTAATCTTAGCAACATGTGCATTGTCTGCATTATCTACGGTACGCTGCAAGTCGCGTAGATCCACGAAAGGCATCCACTTGGAGACAGCAGTTTTAATGCGCACCGACAATTCTTCATCAAAAGTGTCCGTTCCCAATTCAAGTGTGAGTGGGCGTAAATTAGCTCCAAAGTCAAACAAGGCAAGGCGCTCTCCGTGGTTCGTCAACAATAGATTTCTCAAATTGTCACGAATCTGATCCACAATGTTGAAGTGCATTGCAAAAATGCCGTCATTGGATTGACCAATCTTCATGGGCGTCTTCAGCCCAATGGGCACGCCTTCAGTGGAAGCTTCTCGACGGGCATCTGTTTTCTTGATGCCGACGCTCTTAAAGCTTATTTCTGTCGTCTCAGCCATGAATATAAATAGAGAGAACCACCTATCCTACCAGAAAAGCCTTTAGGCCGAGGGCAAGACAGCCAAAGCCAAGGATTTGGCTGATGATAACAACAACGAGCATGATAATGAGAAATTTAATATAAACAATGATAGCTGCAATCATGGCCAATAAGGCGCCCAGATTAAGACCAAGGCCCCCAAGACAGGTTGCTATGGCGCCAACAACAGCCTCAGCAACAAGCTTGACAATCCCAAGAGGACCCTCGGCGATGGCCTCAACAGTGTTCGGGGCTTCGAGTGGATCTACCAGCTTAAGAAAAGCTATTGGTATAGCCGTAAATAAACACCCAAGAACTATATTGATGCTGGGCAGTACAGGAAATTTAAATGTGGGCAGAGCAGGAAACTTGGGGAAAGGAATCAAGGGCAGGCTTGGAGGAAACGGAATGCTCAAAGATGGGAGTGTGGGGATGGGGATGAATAGATCCAAGGAAGGCAATTCTGGCAAATCTATGTTCGGCAACGATGGCACAACCAGCTCGGGAAGCTTAAGGATAAGATCTGGTATATCGAGAGGGTCTATTCCCAACAATTCAAAAACAAAATCTATGTCTGGGAGCGGGAAAAGGCCCAGGGCTACGTCGAAATCAATATCAGGAATTGGCAAACCGAGCTTGAAAGCCAAAGCACAAGGATCAATAACCCCTGTTGCCGCCAGTGGCGTAGCATCTCCCACATCCAAAACTTTGGCTGTTCCCTGCAACAACGTATCCAACCAAATTTTGTGAAAAATGGGGAATTGTTCTTCGTTCTCCAGTCCAGGCGCTGGGCTGCCAAGGGGATTCAGCGGGAAATCTACTGCAAGAGGAATGATCCAGAAATCGTCAGAAGCTCCTGTTTCAACCAGAAACTTGACATCAGTAATGAAGTCGTCACGAGTTCCTTGTGTTAGGTTGCCTTCCGCATCCAAAAATCCTGAATCTGTCAGCACACCCATTTCATAGTATAGCTATTATAGGAAGCAAACTTTAAAACAGGCTCAAGCAGCTTTCTTATCCAAGAATTCTTCAAATGACAATTCTTCAATCCTCATGAAGTTGATGTTATTTTGGGTACACCACAAATTTTGTTCTTGATCCCTCAGGACGGTCTGGTAAATGGTTTTATCTGTTTCTGTTTTGAATTCAGCAATCTCTTCCAGATCTCGGCCTTTTCCATGATAGTAATATCCATCAAATTGTATATATAAGTCGAACGAGACAACATAGAAATCTATGGACCAGCCATTAAGAAGCTTCTGGCGGACAACATTGTGCTCACCGAAAACTGGACAAAGATGCTCATAGCATCTGTCTTCGGCCTTGGACTTATTATATGAACCGTTTTTCTTTTTAGTTTCGTGGACTTTTTGGACGAATTCTGGCACACCCATAGGATTTTCAACGCCATAGCGTTTTATATTCGTTTCTCGCATTTTTTCTTTAATTTCAGAATTTTGTGAAGGGTATTCAACGCCATATCGTTTTACATTCGTTTCTCGTATTTTTTCTTTAATTTCTTCAGACTGAAAAGCATTTTCAACGCCATATCGTTTTATATTTATTTCTCGATCGTTTAAAGGAAAAGGTGTGCCATATCTTTCAATATTAGTATTTCGTATTTTTTCTTTAATTTGTTCAGACTGAAAATGGCTATCAAAGCCATAGCGTTTTACATTCGTTTCTCGTATTTTTTCTTTAATTTCAGAATTTTGTGAAGGGCTCTCAACACCGTATTTTTCCAAGCAAGTTTGTTGAAATTTAACATGTAAAAGGCCGCCCAGAGTCCTTTCTTTGTTGGTACATTCACGATTACAAAAATGAAATTCTAGAGCCAGATCTCTTTTCTTGTTCATTGTTGTTCTCACAAAGATGTTCGGGCAACCAAGAGCGTTACACTTGAATACCATAACGGTGTTCAGTTTTTTAGTTTTTTCGTTTAGTTTCTTATCAAATTTTAAGAATGTCATACACCATTATATCACTTTACAAGAATCTTCGTAGCGATAAACCCTTGTGTGGGATTACCGATACCAATGGCTCCTCCGAAAGTGGAAATTGTTGGTGTCCCTACGACCTTTCCATTGGCATTCTCGGCCAGATTACAGAGCAGACCCTTGTCTGCGTCTCTTCCTCCGAGCTTAATGATTCCATCTGGTGGCGGAATCACCACAAATTCTGTTGGCGTAATCAAAATGGCGAATCCAATGCCGTCGCCATCTGTGACCTGAATCTTCAAGTCCTTCCTGGCCACCATGCGGATCTGATCTGTCTTTAGGACAATCGCAGGTCCCTCGCCTGATCCCTCCACTCCCTCAATTTCAATCGAGAAATTCTCATCAGCATTGGTCAGTGCCGACAAATAAACCCTCAAGTCATCCAAGCTAAAGTCGGGGTCTCCCTCATTGGGATTGTCCTTGGCATTTCTTTTCAGAGGATTCTTTTCTGTCTCACGCTCATCTCTCGCATTGGTCGTCACCCTTGGTGCCGAACCTTCTGGCTCTGCTCCGTCTGCAGGCAACTCATATCTCGTCGCAACAATGTCTATGGTTGGAGACCCAGGTGTTGGTGTGTCTCCCACCGCGCCTGTTCGATCCATCCCGAATACCATTCTCGCGCCATTGGAGCCTTGGATCACGGTATCTCCAGGACGCTTTGTGAATCTTGCGACAGGCTCTTTTACAACTTGTTCGTTGGCTCTAGCTTCATTCCTGATGCTTTCGTAGGCATCGCGATCAGCCAGAGTAAGTGTGTCATCGGAACCGTCTCCGTTGAGAAATCCAGGTGGTGTAGGATCAGAACTTTCGGCACGTTCCGACAAAGTCAAGGACTCGTTAAATTCAAATCTCCTGTCTCCATGAGTGAAATTGATATCGTCTGTGTCCAATGGTTCGGGGACACGCATCCACCAATAGCCAATTTGTTGAGAGCGATAAGGATCAGAATAGAAAATGAAAACTTGTTCACCAGGCTTCAGGGGCTCCTGGTGATAAACCTTGCTTGGAAAGAAGATTCTCTTTGTAGAGTCTGACTTGTCCACGCCTCGTGTGATGATCCTGCCGATGATGCTATTACGTGGCATTCGATCGACAAGTTCTGGTGTGCTCGTATCTTGTTTGAGCGTTTCACGATCCTCGGGCGTCAGGGCCGATGGATCATTGATGACATCCACCACAACTGCAATAGGGAAATGAGGCAGGGGAGTTGTTGAGCGCAGCTCCTCAATTTCTGCTGAAATAGATCTGGTTGGATCAAGAGCGCCTCTGGCTCCTTGATACCCACCATCTTGTAGGCCGCCTCTTGACATTGTTTAGTTTGCTCCCCCGTTTT